TGTTGCCCGTGCAATCCAATGGCTTGAAGAGCATGAATATATACGCATTCAGCCTCGGTCTGGATCATCCAACTTCTACATTATCACCTGCATGGAGGAAGAAATGTCAGACGACACCCGTGCCAAATTGGCACACGAAGTAGATAGTAATATAACTAAGTTAGATTTAACTAAGAAAGTATATACTACTTCCCATGCCAAATTGGCACACCCCAAAGACACGCCTTCCTTCCTTGCATTCTGGCAAGCTTATCCTCGAAAGGTAGGCAAAGGTGCTGCACGTATTGCTTTCGACAAGGCAACGCGCAACGCCGACTCAAATGAAATCGTTCAAGCTGCAATTGCTTACTCCAAACACTGTGAAGTGATGGGGATTGAAGTAAAGTTTCGTCCGCACCCAGCGACTTGGTTAAACGCTGAGCGGTGGGAAGACGATCTTGAGGCAGAGAAACAAGAAGTAAATCAGGTGAAGAATAATGACTGGCTCAATGAACTATGATCAACGCATTAGCTATCTGAAGAACTGGCTTGGCACTGACATTCTCAGTCGGTTCAACATGCCTCGTGACTTGGATCAAAAGATCATTGCAATGGATACCATCGAAGCGGTGAACAGAAACCTTCCTTCCCCAATTAACAAGGAGCGGATGGGTCAACTCGTCGCCCTCATCACGAAAGAGTTGACCCAATCCGCGCAAACCCGAACCCTGCCCAACGTCAAAGCCTTCATCGAAGCAACACGGTTCGCAACGCGAGGAGCAGCCGCTGGAACAGCTTTAACCCCTTCAGTGGGCCGAGACACCTACAAGATCAATGAAGCCCGTATACGGGCCGGAGAAGCGATCCCAGACACATTCCTGCGGGGGACTATGCGGGAACAGTTGATCGCTAGAACATCAATCACCGATGCAGACTTGGCTCCATACGAGTCTGTTGACTATACTGCACATAAGCAGTAACATGCAAAAGAGAGGAAAAAGCATGAAAACGTTAGCTGAAAAACATCCTGAAGCGATAGAGCGCCTTCAGAAGATAGGGTTCACAGGAATCCCAGAATTGTGTCGTCTTCACTATCGAAACATAGATTTGGAACGACAGCTAGGCACTGCTGGTGCAGTATCTAAATGGATGAACTTACAAAATCTTCCATCCAAAAATATGGAAATAAAAGCAAGGGCTTTGATAGCTGAACTACCTGAGCCTAAGCCTGAGACTAAGCCTGAGCCTGAGATTGCTTCGGCACCAATTACACTAGAAGACAATATGTTGATGGTGGTTTGCCCATTGGGATCAACGGCAAAAGTACAGCGCGTCTTGGCAATGCTGGGCTGCGAAGTGGAGGTAATATGAATAGACAAGGCTTTATCGGTGGCTCTGACACCGTAAAAATTATGAGTGGTGAATGGCTGGAGCTATGGCAGGTCAAGACTGGTCGTGCTGAACCTACTGATCTAAGCAACAACATCGCAGTTCAGCTTGGCATTCACACTGAAGACTTCAATCTCAATTGGTTCGAGAAGGTTTATCAGTGTAAGGTAAAACATCGACAGCGATCCTACAGTCGGGACGTTGGCATTGTTCCTGTTGTTGGCACAGTTGATGGCTTGTTCGGAAACAATCTGGTCGAAGCAAAGCACACCAACGGCTTTAACATCATGGATGATATTGTCGCCAAATACATGCCGCAGGTTCAGACCTACATACACATGGCAAACACAGAAGGTGCATACCTCTCAGTAATTTTTGGCAACAGTAAATGGGAAGCTGTGCATGTCGGTCGTGACAACGACTATTTCAATTCAATGTGGGCAGTGGTGTCGGACTTCTGGGGTTACTTTCTTCGGGATGAAGAACCTGTTGCTATCGACACACCGCAACTCTCAATCGAAAAGGTGCCGGTGGACCAGATGGTCATACGAAATGCCTGCACAGACAACGCCTTCATCGACGCCGCCCACACCTACATCGACAACCAAGATGCGGCTCGTTCATTCGAATCAGCCAAAAAATCCTTGAAAAATATGGTCGATGACAATGAGCGGGAAGTTTACTGCGACCTGCTTTCAATCAAGCGCAGCAAGAATGGCGCACTTAGATTTACCATCCGTTGAGGGAGACAAAACAATGGATAACATGGAACTCTGGAACAGGGTTAGCAAGTCTGACCCCAAGTATCTGAAGCCAGTCAGCTTTGGATCGCGGACCTTTACCGCAATCGACCCAATGTACCAGATTAAATCAGTCACGGAAGCCTTTGGCTCCATTGGTTACGGCTGGGGCTGGGACAGTGAGAACCGCATGATCAATATGCCCAATGGTGACGTTGCTGTTGTTGCTGATGTGACCGTCTGGACTGGGGATCGAGAACACAAGTTCGGTCCTTTCCCCGGTTGCCGCAAGTTCTTTGACGCAACAAAGGGGCGGCTTGCTGAAGATGCACCCAAGATGGCAGTCACTGATGGCTTGACCAAAGCTTTGTCTCACCTCGGTTTCAATGCTGATGTTTTCCTTGGTGAGCATGATGGCAATAAGTACGTTGCAGACAGCGGAAAGAAATCAGGAGCGGGCTGGTAAGCCCACAGCACAGGAGCCAGAAGCATGGCAGACAACTACGACAACACAGACAAAGGCGCAGCCTTCAAGCCTTTTGAGACTCAATCATTTATCCTTCAGGGAAAGCTGAACGACCAAGGCAAAGACATGAAGGTCGTGATGATTCGAGACACAACACGTAGCGGCAAGACTATTATCGAAGTCTTTGAAAAGGTTGGTGTTCTATTCGATAATGACAAAAGAGGCAATGAAAACGCACCAGATTATACCGGCCCACTCAATGAATTTCGTCGCCTTGCTGCTTGGCGCAAATCCAAAGATGGTCAGGCTTACATGACTATGGCAGTTTCAGAACAACAGAGTTCACAAGATGGAGGTGCAGATACAACACTGAAAGATGATATACCGTTTTAATCCTTCGGGGGTCGGCAAGTCCGGCCCCCTTTCTGAAGGAAATAGCATGAAGCAAATCATCATCAAGCGGCTCATCAAGAAGTCGCAAGTAATCAAAGGTGAAGCAGAAAAACAAAACAACAAAAAGGGGGTTCAAGACATGGAAGAGTTCATCACTCTTTTGGAAATGCTTGAAAGAACAAAAGATGAGTAACCCATTTGAAGCTATAGCCAGCGACAAAGTGTATAAGCTCATAGAAGTCACAGCAAAATTTACCGACCTTCAAGTCGAAGACCTTTGCACCAAACGAGAAGCCCCAGTGTTTCTTGCTAGGGCCACAGCCATGTGGATCATGCGCTATGAACTGAAGGCTTCTTGCAGTGAGATTGGTCGGGCCTTTGGCAAAGATCACAAGACAGTAATCAACGCCCTTCGAAGAGCAGAACACATGATCGAATCCAATTTAATGTTTCGACAAGTGAAGGATGAGCTAGTCAAAAGGCTTAATCAATGATCCCCAAACAAATTAGCTCATATGTCAAAGCTGAAATCAAAAAGCTTCAGCTTCCTTGGGTCATAATTTCAAAGCGAGATCATTACTTTCTCAAAGTAAAAGGCCAACAACAAATCTGCATTGGCAAAAACTCATCAAGAAAAGACCTGTTCTTAGACAAAATATCTGCAAGAAAAATCAAAAAGATCAATGAGGAAACAAGTGAGCGATAACATAGCAAAGCAACTTCAATCAAAAAACGCAAAGCAACGCGATGAGATTACACGGCTTACCCGTCAAGTTGAAGCATTGCGAAAAGCCAATGCCAAGCTGCTATCCGACCTGAAATGGATGCGCGGAAAAACAAATGATTAAAGGTCCGCACCATGACACGCCAATGCATGCACACCGACCGCGAAACAATCCAACCACAATCAAATCCCGTTTGGCTTCATCGCAGAACGTCCGTGTTCGAAGCAAAGACGGAATCAAAATTACAATCTCAAAGCCTCCTTGGGAAATGGAAAGGAGTAAAGGCGATGATTAAAATGAGTGACACATTCACCCCAGAACAGCGTGTGAGGCTGGAAGGCTATCTGGCTAATCACAGCCTGCCCTCGGGTCTTGGCAATGAGGAGAGCGC